ATTATATGCCATTACTATACTTTACCGTATTTTTCTTTGTCTTTTTGAATCGATTTGTTATAAACTGCTCCTGCTTTTTTAACAAAATCAAATTGACTAATATCTAATCCTGGCATCGGTCTGCCGTTATTACCAATTCCCATAGAACTTGCCATTGAAGAAGCAAAATTTGGTTTACTTACCATATCTGACGTACCTGTGTATACATTTCTGTATTCTTGTGAGGTCATATTTGCTTTAGTCATATCGAGCATTTCAGAAATAGAATTAGGTTTAGTATTTCTATATTCTTGTTTTGGTAAAATTTCTTTTTTTTCAGGAGGAGTACTTGCAACACGGACAGCTTCGTTCATTATTTCTTGAAGCTCTTCTCTCATTGCTGATTTTATTTCCTCTCTTATTACTTTTCTTAATTGTTCTAGTTTCATAATTATAAATAGTTAGTTTACGGAAGTTGATTATCTAATCTAAATTTAAGTTCATCTAAAAGTATTTTAGTATCAGAACTAAAAGAGGGCTGTCCTCTTAATACTATAACTCCTATATTATCTTTAGCTACAGCTAATCTACGAGGAACGGACGATTCTATTGAAGTGTCTTCTATTATTGCTAGAGTATAATCCCTACCATTTGTAGATCTGTATTTAAAATCTTCTAGTTCTACTCCTTCCTCTTTAGTTCCTCTCAAAGGTCGTATTTGTTTTATCAAATTATCTAATTCTTTTCGTTCTTTATCTTTAAGTTGTTTAGCACATTCAGTTACATTGTCGTTAACTCCCTCGAGTATATTTTGAACTGCCTCAATACCTGGATCGAACGATCTTATTAATTCTGTTACTGAAGCTAGATCATCTTGTAGATCCTCTAATTTCTTTTTAGTTTCAAACAACCTATCAGCTTGGGTAGTAGTAAATCCTGCTGTTTTAGTAGAAATTAATCCACCTCTATCAAAATCAGAAAAAGAAGGCTTTCTACCTATAGCTAATTTAGTCCTATTTCTCTTAAGTAGTCTGATTACCCTTTTAGCTCCGTTGATTGGACGTCTTAGTTTAGGAGGAATACTCTTTAATCTATTTAGAAGTTTTTGAATGTTATTTACTGAACCAACTAAATTATTTCTTGTTTTAACTATTTTGGTCAAATCTTCTCTACTAGGGCATTGATTAGCGAATTTACTTAAAAGATTGATAGCTTCAGTTTGTATTTGAGCTTCCACATTTCCTTGAAGTTTTCCTAACTGGTTAGCTACTATTGATGATATTTTTGAAGTAAGTGGCATTATTCAGTATAGACTTTTTTAGATTTTAAGGTAGAAGGTCCTGTTGGATTAATTAATCTTCTTAGAGCGTTTATTACAGGTTTAGCTTGCAGACCTCTTTTATTCAGTTTGGGTATCGGATGACCTTTTACAGTTTTAGCAGATGCCATATCATTTGCCATACCATCTAGTATGTTTAGTAGGTTAGATAAAAAACCTTCTAATTGATTACCTAGAATCAAAGGTTCTTTTGTTGAACCGACTGCTTTTCTTGATTTAAGTCCTAAAAATATTTGAGAACCATCTAAACACATATAATCTTTAGAATCTAAATTTATACTCGTTAAAGACGTCATTCCAATAGAATCACTACTTGAAAATTGAATATCACTCTTTTTAGAGTTAAAATATAGTCTATCAGCATTAATTAAAATCTGGCTACCTTTAAATTCACTAGCTTTTACTGGTGCTTCATCGTAAGAGTCTCTTTTTTCACTTGACTCTTTTAAAGGAATCGAATGATTAGATGTAAAGTATATTGAAGAAGCATCTTCATTTATATTCTCTCCTATAGTTGTAAATCCATTAGTAGTCTCTATTTGACCATTACTAATAATAATCATGGGCTGTCCTAGATTAGTACTATTTACCCAAGGAGATGAATTAGAAGAACCTCCTGTAAATCTTATAGATTGACCTTGTCTACCTTCTAACTGTATATCTCCAGGACTAGAACCTATAGGGTTTACGTCTCCTAATTCTTTAAAATTTCCTTTTTGAGTAAAATCTAAAGTAGTACTAGAATTTAAATCAGGGTAGAAGTTGTTGTTTGTATTATTCCAAATATTAAGTACGCTAGTATAATACTTTCTAGTTCTAGAAGCAAAATCTTTTGCTGATGGTATGGGAAAATTTTCTACTTTAATTACTTCCCCTACTAGCGGTACTTTTTTAAAAGCATTTTCTAATTGGTAAGCAAATGGTAGTGTAGTGTAGTCGTCTTGTTTTTTATTAGAAGAAAGAGGTTTGTAGTAAGCTCCGTTAATTGCGATTCCTCCACCTTTATCTAAATAATTAGGGTGAGACTCATCTAATATAACTTCTACTACTCTACCATACGAAACTATAGTTCCTGCTTTTCCTTGAGAAACTGGTGCGCTGGTGGTATTACTTATACTTCCTAATGATAAATTAAATGCCATCTACTCTACTCTTTATCAGCTAAGTTTTCGTCTTCACTAACTTCGTCTATTTCGTCTTTAATTTCTTCTTGTTCATCTAATAAATCTTGTAGTTCAGAAAAATCAAATATTTCTCCGTCGTTTCCTTTAGCCTGTGCTGCTTCTAGTCTTTGAATTACTGTGGCTAGTTTTATTAAATGCTCATCATTCTTGACTCCTATTTCCATATACTCCTTAATCATAGGAACTAAAAGAGTCGCATCACCTATATTCTCTATAAGAGGTTTCAATTCTCCTATCAATCCTTTTACTTGAGATTTAGTTTCTTTAGAATTATTATAAATTTCTTCAAATAGATCAGATAGGTTTTTACCTTTAAAAATTTCTTTATCTGAGTTCATATCTTTTTATAATAAATAGATTACTGTTCTTTTATTACGATTTTACCTTTTTCGTGGTATCTATAGTATATTTCATAAAAATCATCTTTAAGTACAGATATTACTCTAGTCAGGTGAGGAGTTTCACAATCGGTCATTTCTCTAATATAGATATAAAGTGCTTTTTTCTTAAATATATCTATATCATGTCTAGTTTTAAAAATCGTTAGCACTGCGTCTGCTATTCTTTTTTCACTATCTTTAGCAAATAGGTTGTCTAACTTGTCGTAAGTTTTCTCTATCCACATATCTAAAAACTGACTAAGTGTTATTCCTCCTGGTAGTTTAACGTTCATACTACCTTCATAAGATTCTTCCATGTCGTCAAAAGAACCTATCTGCTTTAATTTTTTGTAATTCTTATTATTATAATTTATTAACCATCTTTTAACTATAGTACCAAAGTATGAATAAGCTTTTGCACCATGGTCAGGGTCAAATTTCATAATTTTTTCTTCTAATAACATTGAAACTACTTCGTGTTTAAGATCCTCTATACGTTCTACATCTGTGTAATAGAATTTAAAAGTATGTATAATATTTTCAGCTAATTTATAAAAAGGAAAATATATATGATCAGTAAATATCTTAGCTCTATAATCTGAGTCTGTTGATACGTTATATCTTTTTATGTAGTCTTCTGTTTCTTTTGTGAAGTAGTTACTACTACTCTTCTTTCTTGCCATAATTTTCGGGGAGCATATATCGGTTCAGCTCTTTTTGTACGTTTTTCATTTGCTCAAAAAAATAACCGACCTCATCATCTGCTTGGAAAACCCCTTTTTCGTCAAGATTTCGTAGGTGCTTTTGGGAATCATTTACTATATTTGAAATATTTTGTAGATAAGCTGTTTGATCTTGAGTTACGTCCTCGTATTTTTCAACTTTTATCAAAAGATTTCTTACTCCTATAAGTAAAGCTATATTAAGTAAAGATAAAATTATTATTGCTATCAACATAAATTATAATTTTTTTAACATATTTGTAAGTCCTTGAGAAGAATTTACTTTTTTGCCTGTAGAAGATTGTGTTTTATTAACTTTAGGTTTAGAATTACCGCCATTTCTCTTCCATAAATCGTATTCAACTTTAGAAGCTAAGTAATCTGCTGAATGTAGCACTGAAACTATAGCGGTTTTTTGTCGAGAAGACTCTACATTACTAAAAAAATAAGCTTCGTTGGCTTTATCAAACACACCATCGTGTAATCTAATAGCTAGAAACTCTTTTTGGTTAACCTTAATACCGAATTTCTGCAATATAAATAAAGATCTATCTGGAATTAACATAAAATCTAAATCTCCATTATAAGTATAAGCTTCTGAGAGTTTATCTCTTCTCCATTTATCGGTTTGAGGAATATAGTTAGGTTGATCTCCATCTCCTAATTTACCTAAGTCGTGAAAAAGAGCTGAAAATACTAATTCTTCTTCTGTATAATCAACTGTTCCACCCATTTTCTTATATAATTTATGCTGTTCTAATGCATATTGAACTACTCTATTAACGTGATCAACATAACCTCCTGCAAAAGCATTATGATACCAAGTTCTGCCACTAGCAGGTGCCATTACATAAGTATCTTCCATATGTTTTAACATCTCTTTAACAGCATCTACCCGGTCTCCTAGGTAATGCTCTATAATCTTAAGATGTTTTTCGTAGTTATTCTGTATTTGCTCTGCATTTAACATAAATAATAATAATAATTATAAATAAAATATAATAAATAAAAATAAAATTAATTAAATAATTTAATAATATTAATAATATTAATAAGGTAATAAAAATAATTCGAAAAAGCAACTATTCTACAATAATTTTTATTTCATAGTACTGAGAAGCATATTTTGAACCACCATCCCAATATATTTCTGCATTAATTGTAAGTATTTCTCCTTCAAAACTAGGAGGAAAAGGGCCTATAATACGTTTTCCCCACTTTCTTCCTTCAACTGATGGAGTATATTCCGTATTATTAGGGGAATTATTAAGGTAAATTGTAGTTGATTGAACTATTTCTAACACTTCTCCATTAGGTAAAGTCCAAGAAGCAGGAGATTCCATAGCTGCCTGTACTACCCCCATGTCATTATAGTAGTAATAAGGGTCAACATCATCAGCTTCTATAAAAATATCAAACCTTGGGTAGTATTCTCCATCAAAATCTAAATCTACTCTATAAACACCGTTTGAATCTTGAGGATAAGGCAAATATATACGAGCATTACAAGGTACATCACCACATAAAGGAGGATTTACATCTTCAGGAGTACATCCTAAAGTAAAAATAAGTAATAATAATAGTAAAATTTTATTTAATCTCATAACCGTTTTAATTTATATTATTAATATAAGAAATAATTTTGTTAGTAACAACTTTTTTGGGGGGTTTTTATAGTTTTTTCAAAGAGCGTAGCTCGCCGCGCAAACGCGCGAAGTTGCCCCGAAGATTTTTAGTATGTATCTAT